AATCACTCCCTATAAGGATATAAGCTGGTATATTAAGTGGACAGCCAGTTATATTCTAATCATAGCTACAATAATTAATGCAACAGGTATGTATCATACATATGATGTTGCATTAAGTGCAATAGGTACTGCCATGTGGGGATATGTTGGCTACAGATGGAACGATAGAGCTTTAATACTAATTAATACAGTAGCTTCAGTAGTACTGACAGTTGGTTTTATAAGAATAATATTTGAATGATAAAAGATTTACTAAAAATACCTGACTTTCTTCGTAGAAAGAAAAGAAGAGGACGACCAAGAAAGATCGAAGATACTCCTGTTGAAGTTAATCCTCATATAGAGTGGGATAAGATTAAACAAGAAAGATATGGTACGAAGTATAATATTATGTTATGGCATCACTTTCCAAGAATAGGATCAGGTAATAGAATTATATATGTATCAGAGAAAAGAAAGTGGGTATACATAGTAAGTCATACAGGTGATCCTTATACTACTCAGCCTACAAGAACAAAGATACTAAAGAGTAAGTGGAATGATATAAAGAAATCTCATGAGAGATACCTTAAACGTAATGGAGTAAAGGTAATATGAATATCTTTAGATTGCACGATGATCCAAAGATTGCTGCACAGATGCACTGTGATAAGCATGTAGTTAAGATGATATTAGAAACAGCACAGATGTTATCAACTGCCTATCGTGTATTGAGTAGTGAGAAGTTAGCAGACGATGTGGGCATGTACAAAACTGCACACAAGAACCACCCTTCCTGCATATGGGTACGAAATGATGTCTGGAATTATTATTGGACTGTATCCTTACTTTCTGCATTGTGTGAAGAGTACACTTATCGTTACGATAAGCATCATGCTAGTGAAAGACTGCTTCATTACTTTCAAACGCATGTGCCTAGTGACATAGAGACGCAAGCACAGGACATGACCTTTCCACAGTGTATGCCAGACGAGTACAAGGTTGAAGGTGATCCTGTTTCTGCATATCGTAAGTACTACAAAGGAGAGAAAGCTTACTTTGCTAAGTGGAACAGAGGTAGAGAGGCACCTGCATGGTGGGACGATGGAATGCAAGAGTTCAAAGAACATTTTGCAACAACTGAAGAACTACTAAAAAAGGTAATTCCAAATGATAGGCTTGCTTTACATGAGGGCGTTAGAGATGACAACAAAGAAACCAATCAGCAAGAATCCATATGCCAGAATTAAAGAATGGAAACTCTTTCGTAAGAGAATTGTTCAATCTAAGAAGAGGTATGACCGTAAGAAGTTTAATCTTGACAAAACAGAGGAAAAAGAGTAATGTCTGAGAACCCTACTATTGTTCCTTTTTTATTATCAAGTTGTGAGTACACAAAATTATGGCTAAAGCTCAAGAACAGAGAGGCAGATGAAGAATTAATTAATCTTGTAAATATACTGATACAAGATCATTCTAATTTATTAAAAGTAATAATAGATGATCCTAAAATAAAGATAGTTTGGACAGACACTCTCAAACAGGATGGAGGTCATGGAAAAGAAAAGCAGAAGAAATAAAAAAGAGTGGAAGTGGAATCGAACTCTCAAAGATAGGTACAAAAAGAGGAAAAGAATTTATTATGCAGAAGATACAAGGAGAACCAGAGATAGTGAAAGAAAGCAACGGCCACTTCAAAGCATGGAGTAAGGTTCATCTTTCTGTGCTAGAAGCATGGACTTCTAAGGAATGGAAGTTGTATAATAAAAAGAAGGATAGTTATTTTTTATATCCTTATAAGTGGACGATGGTAGCTGCTGGAAAAACTAAAGAAGAAGCAACAGAAAATGCAAAGGATATTATTTCTAGATATAGAAACTGATGGATTAAATGCTACAAAGATATTCATCTGTGTATGTAAAGACAAAGAGAAAGGAACTGTTACCTACCATACTGGAGCAAAGACATTTAACAGATTGATTGAGGAGTATGATGTTCTGGTAGGACACAATATACTTTCGTTTGATGCTCCTGTTCTTAATAGACTATGGAAATCTGATATAGGACTATCAAAGATACAGGATACTTATATTCTTTCCTGTCTATTTAATCCTGATAGAGATGGTAGACATTCTCTGGCAGCATGGGGAAAGAGAATAGGTCTACATAAAATTGATTATAATAACTTCTCACACTTTACTCCAGAGATGTTAGAGTATTGTGAGAATGATGTTCATGTTACACACAAGGTCTATGACTTTTTGATGAACACTGAGAGACGAGATTTCTCTGATAAATCAATAGCTTTGGAGCATAAGATAAGGTATGTTCTTAACAAACAGGAGAGTAAGGGCTTCTATCTGAACACTGAGAAAGCACACAAACTTATGATGGAAGTGCTTAATCAAGCAGAGGAGATAGAGAATAGTGTACTGAGTAAGGTTTCTTTAAGAGCTAGATTAATAAAAGAAATAGTACCTAAGATTAAGAAGGATGGTACACGTTCTAATGTAGGGCTGAAGAATTATGATAATGTTGTTGGTCCTTTCTCTGCCTTTGAATATGAGAAGTTTAATCTTGCATCGCCTAAACAAATCATTGAGAGACTAAATCAGTATGGCTGGAAGCCTGTTGAGTTCACACCTAAAGGCTCACCTAAGATCAGTGAGAAAAACCTAGAGACTATCTCTTCTTCTGCACCAGAGGAGATCAAGAGGCTGGCAGAGTGGAAGATGCTGAAGACCAGAGCCAAGACGATTGAAAGCTGGTTGGATGTAGTAGATGAGAACAATAGAGTTCATGGTAAGGTAATAACTATGGGTGCTGTGACAGGACGTATGGTTCATGCAGACCCTAACATGGCTAACATCGTGGCTAACTATAAACCATATGGTAGTGAGTCTCGTTCCTGTTGGACAGTGCCTGATGATAAGCATGTACTGGTAGGTATGGATGCCAAAGGTCTAGAGCTTAGAATGCTGGCTCACTATATGAAAGATGATGCATATTCTCATGAGGTATTAGAGGGTGATCCTCATACTTATAATCAGGAACTGGCAGGTTTACCTACTCGTAATGCAGCTAAGACTTTTATATATGCTTTTATCTATGGTGCAGGTAATCAGAAGATAGGTTCTATTGTAAATGGATCAGCTAATGATGGTAAGAATTTACGAGAGAAGTTTCTGTCTGGTCTACCTAAGTTAGACAGTCTTATACAAAGTGTACAACGACATGCTTCCAGAGGCTACATAAGAGGTATAGATGGTAGAAGAATATTTATTAGACGTTCTCATGCCGCCCTAAATACTTTACTGCAAGGTGGTGGTGCCATATGCTGTAAACAATGGTCTATATTTCTTGATGATGAAATTAAACGTAGACAACTTAGAGCATATCTGGTAAATACTATTCATGATGAACAGCAGTATGAAGTTCATGTTGATGATGCGGAAGAGCTTGTCAGCATTGCTGATCCTTGTATGACTAGAGTATCAAACTTTTTTGAAATGACTCTTCCCTTAAATGCAGATGCAAAGATAGGAAAAACATGGCAGGAAACTCATTAGGTAAAACTAAAAAGTTTGATCGAAACTTATATAATAGATCAGATGGTAAATCTAAAGGTGCTATATCAAAATATCTACGATCTAAAAAGCATATAATAACTAATGTCGTAGAAAAATATTCTTGTGACATAGAAAGTATGTCAGAGGATGGGACGCTTTGCTTTTCTGAAACTGAAATTAAGTATTCATGGAAGGGAGAGTGGCCTGAATCTTGGAAAGATGTAAGAATACCTTATCGTAAAAAAAAGCTTCTTGAAAAAATAGAAAAGAATCTTACATTCTATGTATTAAGAGCCGACTGTAAGGAGGCTTGGGTTATTACTGATAGTGCATTAAAGAAGTATGCAGAAACAGTAGAGATACCCAACAGGTATGTACCAGAAGGAGAAAAATTCTATTCTATACCTGTCGATAAGATACATAAAATAACTTTAAAATGAGGAGGTTATTATGGAAGAGTTTGAAACTATGACTGAAGAAGCTTTGAAAATTACTATTGAAGACTTGACTGTTCAACTCTCACAAGCTAAAAGAGCTTACCGTGATAAGAGACTTGCTGGTGTAAAGCTGGCAGTAGAGGCTCGTAAACAAGCAGATGAAGAACTGTCAGATGAACTTCGTAAACTGGGTGTAAATTACAGGTCAACAAGTAATGTCTTTTCACCCTTGACATATAGGTTCTAGCGTAGTATAGTAGTATATTATCAACACAATATAAGGAGACTAACATGATGGCTGCACAGAAAGAAACTGCGATTATTTCAGGCAAAGCTTTTTGGACTAAACTCAACCGTAAGGATGAGTACTCTGATAAGTACCAAATGGACATTGGTGATCTTTCTGACAAGAGTAAAGAGGTCTTGACTTCTCATGGAGTTAAACTAAAGAACAAGAATGATGATCGAGGTGAGTTTATTACTGCTCGTACTCAGTATCTTGTTCCTGTTATTGACTCCAATAAGAAGGTTATTGATTCAGATACTCTTATTGGTAA